TATTCTCGATGAGCAACCACAATGCCTTTAGATGACGCAGAGATGCGTGGTTTATTGTCCACTTTCATACGTTGTGACATGGCCGCAGGGGCCATTCTAACTGATTTGACAACTGCACTACGAGGTGCACGAGTCATGATCATCTCATCTCCTACCCTCAGAGCTTTCTTACCGGCTTTAGACATCACAAATGTACCACTTGGGGCTGTGACTTGCTTAACTGCAGAGACAGGCTCAACTGTCTTAACGTACTCCTGAGATTTGGGGTTATAAGTGTATGTAAATTTTTGTGGATAATTTACGTCTCCGTTCTTGTAATTGATCCTATCTGCTGGCACAGGGGCACCTGTGGAATCCACCCACTGTGGTGCTGATGGAACTGGATTGGGTATAAGTAACGGCAAAGGGAGTAACAACGACTTCTTCTTCTTAACCCGGGGTGGTTTACTGAAAACGGGCAATTGTGGTTTAACAGCAGATCGAAGTTTGTGACCAACAATGTCACCTACACGTTGCGCAGAACGGGCAACCAGTTCACCAAAAAGATTCCCACGTCTCAAGGTGGGAGCAGGAGTAAATGCTGGACTGTCGAGAGAATCAGCGTCAGCAGAATAGTAAATTGAAGAATCTTTCTTATAGGGGACTATAGCAGAATTGCGTCGTAATCTAGACATAAATAAACATTTGTATGGGATCCCGCAATATAACGGGACTGATCAACAGGATTCCAATGGGCTCTCGTGCAGTCTCTTAGCTATTATATTAGCCCATCAAATTGGTTTTGAAAGCTTAATCCTGTCCCCAAACACAAACACAACCGGTGTTTCGCAACACACCGGGGAGCTGGGTTTCAAAAAATAGCACGGGGACGGTACCCTCCCAGGTGGGTACCAATCTCCATGCCGGCATAGTGCTCCTCCAGACAAAGCTGTTCATCTGGACTAATGCCAAACGCCCAATAGAAAGAGGCTCGCGCGGCAGGGGTGATAATGCCGTACTTGCGATCCATCCCCTTTCCCATTTGCGTCACGTTCCAAGGAACAAGATCCTCGGCAATTGGGCGTCTTCTACCTGACCGTACATACAAATTGTAAACCTCCTGGAACACTGGCAGGGCCCCTGAAATGGCCATGCCACCAGTGCCAACTGCATCCAGCCATCCTTGGAAGAAAGAAGCACCTCCCCAAGGTTTGAGCAAGACAGAATCTTTAACGATTCCTGTGACTGGATTACGGCACATTATCCAACGACTGCCATCAAAAATAGGACGCATTTGGCAGAATTCAATCTCTTCTAATTCATGGGAAGGTTGCTCAACAACCATATTAAATCCAAGTTTCATGAACCAGGGGTACACGTCCGCTGCAACACGGTCGTAATCCTCCTGCTCCATAAAGAGCACACAGTCGTCACCATTATTGGCCAACTGACAATTGATGCCATGTTCATCAGCGAACGCCTTGATCATGCTACACATCAACAAACAGTTGCCCATTGAAGTGTTCATATCACCAGACATCCTGGTGCCGACTATGGTATAACGCAATTCTCCGTCAGGACACTCACCAAAACAATGATTAATCTCCTGCAATTTTAGCAGTTTGCGCAACCGGCTCTTATGCTTCCCCTGAAAATATTCAGCATACATTTTGTGTTCCCATTGAAGGGCTTCTAGGGAAACGTGTTGATCAAACCTGGATGCATCCAGCCCTACCGCGACTGGATGCTTAAACATAGCCCATTTTTCAGCCATGAGATCTGCAATCTCATATGCATTATACCCCTTCATCACTGTGGGGTGGCCGAAGAGTTTGGATATATCTTTAAACAGCTTCTTCTCAAGAGGTTTCAAATACCTCCCTACCCTGATATTAAAACGGGGGTCTCTGGGAGATATAACCCTGGGTACAGGGTCCAATTTACTAGTACGGTCGGTCTTCTCGAACTTGACAAACACTGTTAGTCTCGCCTCACTCTCTAGGTCGCACCGGGTGTTACGGATACGCTCCAGAGCGTGTAAGTATCTAGATCTCTTCCGGCCCCTATATTCATCCACAAATTGCATGTGGGATAATGGGGCGGTCGGAGTAATCTTTCCTCTTAACACGCTTCTCACTCCAGCTAAGGATCGAGAAAAGTGGCCGCGCTCAGGTCTAGGAGGTTCAACAAACCCTTCCTCCCCCTTAACACGGAAAACCCTTTCTAGTACAGCTCGTTTCAAGTTATCGAGGCTATGTGTGAATGGCTCAGTAGTAATATCAGGAGCAACACCCGCCACTCTTACGAAGCGTCGTTCCTTTGGGGTGCCATCCCTCCCCCGCCACTGCAAACGGTTCTCGATTCCTGCATTTTTACCAGTCGCCCAAAGTTGCCCAGAAGCATGTTTAAAAACGGTGGTTTCCCATCCGTCTCGCAACTGGACATCAAGAGCTACTTTACTGGAGAGGCAATCGGAACCCGTGGCTAGGCTAGGGCACCCCTAGTGGGAAAAGTCCTCCGAGTCGGA